CAGTTTCAACGAGTGCAGCAGCAGCCAAATCCACATTAGCCAAAGGAACGCGATAAACATTACCGCCCTCAACAGGTCGCAAGTCTTCAAATCTTCTAATGTCATTGACTGAAAGGAATCCTGCCTGTGAACCGATTGAGTAGCCATTCATTCTTGTAGCAAAGTCACCGCGAAGTAGACCATCTACATTGAATCGAATAAACGCATTATCTGGTAGCAATGCGCTGTAAGCATCTTCAATCTTAGCAATGTAAGGGCGCAAGGTATGAGTTACAAAGTTAATGCCGTTTTGCTCTACGGATGCGTAAGACATTGCACCGGGTGTTGTAACGCCGATCATGTGTGGTGGAACTCTGAAGATACGAGCTACTTCCTCAATGGCTAACTTGCGACTATCTAGCATCTGCGCTTCGTCAGGGTTGATGCCAGTCTTTACAAACTTTGCGCCACCTGTAAGCAGACCAGTCTTATGTGCCTTGCGGTAGCCCTCGTGACGTTGGCTAAAGCTATCAACCAGTTGCTTGGCTTGATCGCTCTTTAGGTCTTGTGGAGTTTCAATAATTCCCTGAGTAGTTGCGCCTTGACCAAAGAAACGTGAAGCGAAAGACTGCAATGCACTTGAAAGACCTAAGTTGTCTTTCATTTCTGTAACACGCGACATACCGCGTAGATCGCCAGCCTTGCGCAGTTCTGTAATCTGGAGCATGTCGCGCTTACTTACTGGAACGTCTTGGTTATCGTCAATAATGTATTCGATTTCACGAGTACGAATGTTGCGTACTACCTGAACACGGTTAGGTGCAATACATACTAGGTTTACTACGTCACCACGATTGTCACGGAATACACGAGTAAACGAGTTTCCGTCTAGCAATAAAGAAATAAGAACTTGCTGGTAATGCTCTGAACGCAGTAGGTCTACATCTGGTCGCTGAATCCAAGCTGGCTGTGGGCGATAAGGAACGCGATCGCCGTCAATTCTGCGGAAGCAATCAACAGGCAAAGTGCTAATGGTGTCAGAGATTAAAAGAACACAAGCGTAAAAGGCGTTGATCTTCATTGCCTGTGTTTGGTCAATGTTCGTTCCTGCTTCAGTTGTGAAAGCAAACGAATCGCCAGAACCCCAGATTGACTGGAAGCTAATGGCGCGTTCCTCTTTATTACCGCCGGTCAAATTACCAAGCATTACTTGCCCTTCTCAAATGCGATACCGACAAGCAATATACTTATGCCAGCTGCGACTATTCCTAATGGCAGGATGAACAAACCTAGACCTATTGAGATTGTTGCTAGACCAACCACTTGCAGGATAGACGGTATCAACGCAACTCCTAGAAACTAAAGAACTGGGGTACAACGGGTTCTTCTCTTGAAACAGTTGCCCTATCAAATCCTATGATACTAGCAACAGCCGCATCTATCTTTCGTGGCGAGCCGCGATGTTCTTTGACAATTCTTGGGCCTAGCCGATCAGTCTTAACTACGGCGTTTTGTAGGTGTCTAAGCAATAGGGGGTTGCCGTCATGCGTGAGCTTGTTAGATACAACTGCATCATAGAATTTGGCACAGGCTGGAACCATGCGAGCTGGCGAAGTAGACGGCCATTCGACAATTGGAAATCCTGCTTCATCTAATACTTGCATTGTTCGTTGCCAACGGAATGGGTCACAGGCAATTTCTTTCACGTTGTGAGTTGAGCAGAATTCAATGATTGTGTTTTCTACATCCAGAATGTCTACGCGCCAATCGTCATCATCTTCTGGCTGTTTTTCCCAAGCCTTAACCATAAAGACATACGGCTGTTCTTCTACCGTTACGCCAATGATTACAGAAGCATCCCCAGAAAACGAACCGTCAAAGCCTAAGACAACCGGAGTATCAGGTGAAATTTCGCGATCTATTTCTAACTGTTCCCAAGCTCCGTTAGGTAGCCAAGCGGTCTGACTGCTTACCCACTGGTTGCAACGCTTGGTTCTAAACTCCGCTTCTGGGGTGCGCTTAACCATAGCTTCAAAATCTTTAGGGTCATTCAAATCACCAAAGGCAGGGTTTGCTTGTTTCCAAGTTTCTTCTAAGTGGTGGTCAGCATCAGGTTGCGCTTCCCAAGCAGCCATAAAGAAAGTCGAATCCTCTACTTCTTTTTGAGCCACACGCTTGCCATACTGATAAAGGTTGTATGCGATTGAATCTTGACCAGTTGAATCCGCTTTTACCCCGGCAGTTGTTAGTGCAATAAGCATCGGCTCACGTCTTGCACCCATACCAAGTTGCATAACGTCAAAGAGTTCACGATTAGGTAAGGCGTGCAACTCATCGAATAGAACCATTGTGGCCGAAAGACCTTCTTTGCTATAACTTTCACTTGATAGCACTCGATACACAGAACCAGTAGAAGGAACTTCGATTGCATCTCGATAGACCTTACAAAGTTCTGATAGCTCAGGTTCTGCTTCAATCATTTTCTTGGCATCACCAAAAACAATTCGTGCCTGCTCTTTGTCAGCTGCACAAGAATAAACTTCGCCACCGTTAGGCCCCATGATTAAAGACCAAAGACCAATGCCAGAACCGATTGCAGATTTACCGTTTTTGCGAGCCATCGAAATAAAGGCGGTGCGGTGTCTAAACTTTCCATCTGCACCTACTGCGAACAAGTGGCGCATCAGTTCATGTTGCCATTCGCGCAGTTGCATCTTGTCACCTGCGTAACCAGCAACAGTTTCCTTAGTCTGAATAGCAAAAGTATCTATGAACTCTGAAACTTCCCACCCACGCGATTTAGTAAGCGCAGCTTTGTTTACAGGGGTGAGCCAAGTTGGTGGCCAAGATTCAATTTGAGTTGGCACGCGATTTCAGCTCCTCTAGCTTTGACTGACGTTTGACTTCAGCCACACCTAGCCGGGAGCGATCTGTTGGGGTAAATCCTAGAAGCGACAAGTTAGCAACTAATTGACGGTCTAGATCGCGCAGGGCTTTTCTTTCGTCTGGTCTGTTGTTTTGTAATACTTGGATTCTAAGGTTACGGCGTTCATCTAGTAGCTCGCAAGTCATTAGCAGAATCTCAATGTCTGTCAGTGGGCTTAACCAAGTTTGACCCATGCCCCAGATGCGTTCCCAAAGTTCTGTGCCTGCGCTACCCAGTGGGCGGTTAGGTTCTGGAATGTCGTAAGCAGAAGGCAACAACACAAGTTCTTTCTGGTCTGGCAATGTTCGTTTGCCGGGGTTGCCAGTCAATCGCTTTTGCTCAATCGGTTTTGGTGGTCTGCCACGCGGAGCCATTTATTGTCCTAAAAGTTCAGCCGTCTTGCCTGTATAAGATTCCCAACGCTTAAGAATTACATCAACATAGCGCGGTTCTAGTTCAATGGTATGACAGATTCTTTCTGTTTGTTCACAAGCTAAAAGAGTTGAACCTGAACCACCAAAGAAATCTACAACAAGTCCACCACGATTAGATGAAATTTTTATTTCTGTTTTAAGAATTTCAAGTGGTTTGATAGTTGGATGATCGGCATGCTTTTCATTGTCTAGAACAAAATACTTTCCATAGTTTATGCCAAGTCCAGAATTAAAGATTGCACTTTTTGAAATGTAAATAAGATACTCAGTGTCTGGAAAATGATGATTATTAGAAGCAGGAATAAAACTGGTCTTATGCCAAGTAAGAATGTTGAAGTTGTAATTATTGGCTCTTGCCCAGTTGCAATAATCAGGAACTAAATCTGTATTGCAAAAAATGTAGGCATTCATGTTCTTATCAAAAACACTAGGCAAAACCTTCAAAAATTGTTCTGGGTCAAAACTAACAATGTCTTTCAAATCTTCTTTTAACTTTGCATAACCTTCACCAAAAACGCCACCTTCACCCATAGTCTTGTAACGATATGGTGGGTCAGTCAAAACAAGTTCTGCTTTTTTACCTTCCATCAAACGATCTAGTGCGTTGCTATCTGCACTGTCACCGCATAAAACTTTATGATTTCCTAAAATCCAAATGTCACCTAGCTTTGCTCTTGTTGGTGCTTCGTCAAAACTCAAAGGCTCTTCATCGTGTTCTTGACTAATTGGCGGTTCTAGATTCTCAAAACCTAGTTCTTCAAGTTCCCAACCATTGGCATCTAACTCAAGCAACTGGTCAGCAAGAACCTTGTCATCCCATTCAGCAAGTTCAGCAGTGCGATTGTCTGCAAGTGCAAAGGCGCGTATCTGTTCCCAAGTCCAACCAACTGGAGTGCGAGCAATTACAATCTCAGTCCAGCCTAAAGACTTTGCAGCTTCAAGCGTGCCATTGCCAGCAACAACGATTGAGTCAGGCGTTACGCAAATTGGTTTACGTTGTCCAAATTTTTCTAGTGAGTGAGCTATTGCCTGCAAGTTTTTGCCGTCATGCTTTCGTGCATTAGCCGGGTCAGGGGTCAAGCTGTTTACGTTTACGGTTTCGATGCGCAGTTCAGTCATGCAAACCAGTCTACGCAAAA